CCATTATCAGCAAGAGTAAATGTTGTTGCTGTGCTTGGGCTTGTTACAGATAAATTAGTCCCATCAAAAGTAAGCGCAGACCCAGTAGCCAATGCACTTGTACTGCTTGCGTAGACTACACCGCCTGATGTGAATGATGTTAAGCCTGTGCCGCCTGATGCCGTGCCTATTGCAGTAGATGCTGTAACAGTCGTAAACGAACCAGCCAACGGAGTAGAAGTTCCTATAATGACGTTGTTAATCTGATTACCACCGCCTGAGACTGTGCCGCCCAGCGTAAATGCGGGCATGGTTCCCACACTGGCTGGGCTTCCCAAATTTGGGGCAACAAGAGTCAATGCTGTGCCGTTAGTGGTAGCCCCAGTAATTCCTGCCAATACACCCGCATTGTTGTACTGAACTTGAGTAGTTGAACCGCCTGCTGGGCCAGCACTAGAACCAGCCAAGAGTGTCACAACACCAGAGTTGTTCTTGTAGTACAGCTTGCCGTCGGTAATGTTGATAGCCAACTCACCAGAAGCAAGGTTTCCAGAAGTTGGTACAGCCGCCGCTGTGGTGCTGTAGTAGAGAGATATGGGCGTGTAGCCTGCTTGTGCCATTAGAATATTCCCCCAAAAATGCCTGTGGTGGCAGTGACAGTTGTAAAGTTTCCTGTTGTAGGCGTTGTAGCACCAACAGTACCGTTAATGTTAATCGATGCAGTGCCAGTCAGGTTGGTAACCGTGCCACTGCTTGGTGTACCTAGTGCGCCACCATTGACAACAAAAGCGCCAGAAGAGCCTGTATTGACCGCCAAAGCTGTTGCAACCCCAGTACCCAAACCAGTGATAGAACCTACCGCTGGAGTGACTGTGGTGTTACTCGCTGAGGTCAGTTGACCTTGAGCGTTGACAGTAAAAGTACCAACTTGGGTAGAAGAACCATAGGACGACGCAGTCACAGCAGTATTTGTGATGCTGAACTGGGTGCCTGTAAGGGTTAGCCCCGTGCCTGCGGTGTAGGTTCCAGAACCTGAGAACTGAATCCATATTACAGGGCTTGTGCCGACAGTAGTTACTGGGTCAGTCTGAACCCACCCTGTATTGCCATACAGCGTACCGTTAGAGACAAAGGTGAAGTCACCACTTGCCATTTCAGCGGCGGTGTCAAAGTCAGTAGCACGAGTTAGAACCGTACCGCCTGTTGCCCATGTGTAGATGCCGTTGTTAGCGCTGGCAACTTCATCCTTGACAAGCACGCGGTCACCGTTGACCAACGTATAACCATCCAAAACGGTCAAAGCAACCGACAAGGTTAGAGTAGCCCCAACACCAGAGGCTCCATTGTTGTAAGTGACTGTTCCGCCAGTAATTGAGGCAAGCGTTGCGGGAGTAGCCGCCGCGCAAGATGCATGGATGTGAAGCCCCTCAGCAACAGCGTCAACATACTGCTTGGTTGCCAACTGCAATGCTGATACAGGGTCTTGCGTCACAGCAACAGAAGTCAAACCGCCCAAGGTAAGACTTGATGCACCCAAAGATATTGCTGTAGTACCTACAGTCACCGAAGAGTTGGTCAGGCTTGCGTTAGCAATGTTTGTCAGGGTATTAGATGCACCACTAATCGTTTTGTTGGTCAGCGTCTGCGTACCAGTTAACGTAGCAACAGTCGAATCAATCGCAATCGTGACGGCAGAAGACCCGTTATAAGACGTACCAGACAATCCAGTACCAATAGTCAACGCATTAGTTGCTGTGGCGGTTACAGTAACTGATCCGCCCAAGCTGACGGAAGAGCCGTTGATTGTGATAGCGCTGTTAGCAAGTTGAGCGTTTGTCACCGTACCGCTCAAAGCGGTAGTGGGTATTGTTGCAGAAGCTGTAAATTGGCTAGTACCGTTACCGATCAAATAGCCCGTCAAAGTGCTCGCTCCTGTGCCGCCGTTTGCAACATTTAGCACGCCCCCAAGAACGATTGCTCCAGAGGTTCCAATAGAGGGTGTAAATCCAGTAGAACCAGCACTGAAAGACGTGACACCACCAGCAAGGGAGAACTGTCTCCAAGAACCTGCGGCATAGCCGTCAAAAGTAGACGTAGTGGTGTTGAAGCGGAAAGCTCCATCTACGCCTACAGGTTGCTGCCCCGTAGTACCTTTAGGTATTGTCATTGCTCCCGTTCCGGGAAGAACTGGGTTGCTAGCAACGCTGATAGTAGGATCACCGCTTGAGCCGTTTCCATTGGCAACGCTGATTTGATTTGCAGTACCTTGTATATCGCGTCCCGCTAGAGTTGTACCTCCAGAAGCGAGAGCTAACATTCCAGTGCCAGACAATCCGGCTAAAGCTAGAGGCAACCCAGTTAAGGCTACAGTAGGATTACCCGCTACACCTGAACCATTAGTTACACTTAAACCTGAGCCCGACGCTGTAAAAGACCTAGCGACTACTGAGGACGCGCCGTTTTTAACGATAACGCCCGTACTCGCGCTTTCTAAAGAGCCGCTCGCTCCATTCAACACGATTTGCAGGGTTGACTGTGCACCGCCGTCAGTCAAACCTATACCGGTACCGCCGGATAAAGCACGACTATTAGGCAGTTGCGGTGTCTGTATCACCGTCAGGTACTGGTACGTCTGCGAAGGCGACGCAGCGATAGCCCCTGTTGTAGTCTTTACAGTTTGCCCGTTCTGTACAATAGGTACTGATTCAGTTCCAGTAATTGGACCAGCGGCAGGGAGTTGCGTTATCTGTACTTGTGCTGAAGGCATATTACGGACTCAGTATGTCAAGGTTGCCGTTATTCTCTGGAGTTTGCGTGTTTTGCTGCGTAGAGATGATATACGCACCGTTCGGATCTGTGACCAAATTACGATCAGTGTCCGCCACGGAAACATCAGGGCGTGGGAAACGGAGTTGAATCCGTTCAGTTTGTCTAGCAGGCAAACGGTAAGGATCTAGCTGGTCAGCGCATCCCTGATCACACACCTGCAGACCAGGAAAATTAGGATCAGCCCGCATTACCGAGTGGGCACGCTTCATCTTGCACCGATCGCATACTGCGATAGCGATATCAGAGTTTCCTAGGGTATCAAGAAAGCGTGGCATACCCTTATTTTAACTCTAATTATCGAGAGTAGACAGATATGTTTGGAGCCCAGTAGATAGGTGACTTATCGCGCTCTTCTTGCTCAGCTTGATAGAGATACTTTTCAGCTTGTTGCTCAAGATACTGAACGCGCTGCAAATCAACTCCGGGCAACTCCATACTCATCTGGTGAGCTAACATGGACTGCACTGCCAAGTACCACCGCTGCGGTATTTCCAACTCATCAGTCAACGCCCCGACGTCTTGGATTTGACGCGAGTACCAAACGGTCATCTGGATGAAAGGATCGCTGGGCGTTGGCCATAGATAAATTGATGGCTGAGGAACTGTACGGTCAAACCAGAACTGGTACGGCTGGTTGGCTGTAAAATTCTTGTTCGGCAAGTTCGTGTAGTCATCACGGTTCAAACGAGCCATCTGAATTTCACGGCTGTTGTTACCGACGAAGAATTCACGCACCTGAAGCGTACCACCTCCAGTTTCACGCATACGGTAGTATTGTACTGACTGGCCAGGATCGATATCATACCACAGCCACGAGTTATCCACCCAAGTCTCTACTCCGGTGTCCTCTAACAAGCTCCAAGTCGCGCCGTCAGTAGAATATTCTAGCAAGATATGGAAACTACCAGAAACTCCCGGTAATATACCGATAGATCCCGCGTACACTTGATTATCAGTACCGAAGTTTACAGCGATGTTACCGTTCGGCGATGTCTGCACGTCTTTAGTCGTTACATCATTGTCAAACGCATTATTCGCGACGCCCGACGAAGCTGAGTAGCCCCCTGTAGGGCGATTTAGCGTACGATATAGCACGTTGAGCGCATCGACCGCGCCTAGAGGCAACGTATATATGTATTTGTCAGCTTGTAAACCGATAACCTCTTTACTAATCGCCCAGTAATTGATACCGCGATTGACTAAGTTTGATAGCAGAAAGTATAACGACTCTCGCGCTGACAATACTTGTTCAGACGTGAGCTCCTCAGCCAACTTGCCGCAGCGACGAGCGCCGTGGTCAATGAACTTCTGTACATTGATTAAAGTTGTACCTACTGTTCCGCTAGTACTCATACATCACCACCCAGGACAATTCCATCGTTTCATTGAAGCTCTAGCCCGACTGCCCTTTTCACTTTTCTCAGCTACGGGACCCATACGCGCGCAGAACGAGTCGCGTCTAGGACCGCCCTCAGGCTGAGGAGCTTTCAGGTTAGAGCCTGTTGCTGCGTTGTATTTCTTACGCCCTTTTTCAGTCAGCCCTGCTCCCTTGGACACAGGCAGCGCTTCGCCGCGCTTGACGCTTAGACTGACCTCGCCGCCTTTTTTCAATTTGGCGGTTTTTGCTGAGTCTCTGAAGTCTTTAGCCGTTGGCGCACCTTCGCTACCTGGTCTGCGCATTTTTTCACCAGAGCCTTCAGCGATTCTTTTACGTTTTGCATGAATGTTGGCATAGAGCCCACCTTCCTTGAATTCTTTACCCTTGTCAGCTTTAACAAACTCTTTACCGACTTTTTGGGGCACACCGCCGAAGCCGCCCTTGGTATGAGCGGCAGCTTGCATCAACTTGTGTTGGGCTGGTGATTTGCTTGGCATGATTAGCCGCAGAAAATGGTTACAGCCGCCGCAGCTGGCAAGGTGACGTGGATATTCGTAGTAAACCGAATTCCGTTGCCCGGCAACAGAGTCGAAAATGGATTAGTCGGCGAAGCTGATATATTGACTTTTAGTCGGACAGTGCCGGAAGCCCCACCATCGCGGAATACGATCTCACCAGCAGTACCACCAGTCAATAACTGATACCCAGCGAGGTTTGTTGCACCAGCGTAAATTGTTCCTGTTGCGTCAGCATGCGCCGCAAATACATTTGTTAAAGTGCTCATGATAATTCCAGTAAAAGAACGGGAGCCGAAGCCCCCGCCTTATTTCAACAAACCGCACCGCCGCGCTTTTTACCAGTCTGGTATTTGCTGTAGACGTCTTCTGTCTTAGCCTTTGCTGCCCGCATAGCGGGTGCATTTTCAGCTGCAAAAGATTTCTGCAAGCGTCCTTCAGCTGGGGTGACAGAGCCACCCTTTTTGAAAGTACCAGCCAGTTGATTAATCGCAACAGGTGCGCTTGGCTTCTTGGCTCCTTGAGACATTGCTACGGGTCGACCGGAGTCAACTACGCCCCCCGTAGCATAGTGCTTTTTTGCAGCACCGCCTTTTTTGTAACCGCCACCATTCCCCATCTTTACATCACCCGTGGGGGCGCTGTTAGTGTCGGGTTTAGCGTACACCATCTTTGTCTCACCTTTGGTGGATTTGATAATGCCGCCGTCTTTGAAGCCAGCTTGGCCATTGACTACGCCGCCTGTCATATAGCCTCCTGGTTTTGTAGACTTAGCGATGCCGCCAGTCTTCAAACCCTTGTGGCCTTTAGAAGCAGGTTTACCCTCATGCGATTTCAGCTCTTTCTCAATCTTGCTCATCTTAGACATTTCTGCCTTATGCATAGATGGAGATTCGCCGCCTTCTTTCATGCGGGGAGGTGCAATCATAGGCTTTTTCTTGCGAGCAGCCATAGCGCGAGCCAAAGGTGACACGGACATAGCAGGACGAGCGCCCATAGATGCGCTATCAAGCGAATCCATCATACCCCCGTCAGCCATTTTCTTATGTCCGTGCTCGCCCTTGCCGCCCTTCATGCCTACGTGTCCACCTTTTTTGAGCTTCAGTATAACTGAAGGCTCGGTGGTCATCATTTTGACCATTGGTTTGAACTCAGCCATGATAGTGCTCCTTATACTTTCTGAGCATACACAACGGTAAAGCGATAGACGCCTTGCGTTGTGCTGATCGTGCCGTTGGGAGCAATCGTCAAAACGACATTGGTGTTTGTACCAACATCAGCCATTGCCGAAAGCTGTGCGGCTGTAAATGTAAGCGCAGCGCGACCGCCAGCGAAAACATTGGTAGAAGATACATATTGTGTACCTGCTGCCGCTGATCCGACCGTTGCCGCGATTGCTGTAGCTGTACCGCCACCAACCACTTCGTCCACAGTTTGATCAATAAAAATATTGATAATCTGTGAAGACGCGGGGATAACTTCAGTAACGCTTACAGCCGTACCTGCCGCTACAGTGGTCACGGTACTTGTCTGCATCATAACGACGAAGCCGCCGTCTGAATCATCAGTCAAAGAACCGGAACCTGCACGCAGGGTAGAACCAAAATAGGTTTGTGCCATTGTCTTTTCTCCTTAAAGCGCAGGGGGCAAGCCCCCCGCTTGGGTTTAGACGCCGGCAGTGCCGTACATTGCACGCCAGTCAGTGAAGCCAACATCGTAACGCTCTGTCGCCTTGTAGCGCATAGAGTCAGTTTCAAAGTCGCCTTCCATGGTCTTCTCCAACTTGCGACGCATCAAGAGCTTCATGCCCTCAGGAGCGTCGGTCTGGATCCACCATGCTGTAGCGCTAGTCAAACGAGACATAACAGCGGCACCTTCGTCCATCAAGCCGATAGACTTGATAGGGTTGATGTCGTTGTTAGCGGTACCGGCACGCAACACTGATTTCAACAGCACTTCAGCTTGGAAGACGTTGCCAGGAGCCACCACCAACTGGCGGGGCACCAAACGAATCTTCTTGCCGTTGTTATCCACAGCTTGGCGGATTTGAATCAGCATCTGTTCGAGAGATGTCTGAGACAAGTTCGCTGCAGTAGCCAACAAGTTAGAGGCTGTGCCGTTCACGATGGGATGAGAAGCGGAGTTCAAAGGAACACCGTCGCCGCCATTGTAACCAGCCGTGAACGCGTAGTTCAACACGTTGGCAGACAAAGTCTCTTTTGTCTCAACCAAAGATTGAGCCAAGTGACGAGCATAAGTCTGACCGATACGGATGTGATCGCCGTCCTCAACCAACACTTTGGTCAACGCGAAGGCCAAGCCATACACATTGTACACATAGCGTTTCAGGAACAGCACGCCGCCCTGTTGGTAGCTAACGGGAGTACCGTCAGGCAACTGAGGAGCTGCACCAAATCCGTACAAGACGGGTTCTTCGTGGTAGTTACGTGGGATACCTTGTTCTTCGCGGAAAACGCGAGACCATTCATCGGCACGTTGGTCGTAGACTCCGTCGAAGCATTCATTGAGGATAGGTTCAACGATACTTCTAAAGTCCGTACTGCGCATTGGAGCTGCCATGATTCACTCCCTCCTTAAACGGCGTTGGTTACTGCGGTATACTGATGCTTGCTAATTGTAGCGCGCACAACAGTATATGCATCCCCCCAAGCATTGTCGGGGAGGGGAGCGAGGTCAACAATACGCATTTGAGCGTTGTTGCCCGCGCCAGCGAGTGTTGTTGACAAAGTGCACTGAGACAAACCAGTGACATTAGAGCCAGCGGTTGTGTTGCTCAGGTTAGCTTCGTCGCCAACGGAGGTTGCTGCGAGCGAGCCGGCAGCTTGGATTTCATAAACGATCAGAGGATCGTTGTAGTAGTACGCAACGGCTGAACCAGTCTGATAAGCAGTGTTAGCAGGGAAATAGTTCGACACGCGACGACGACCTGTGGTGTCAGTCCACTCGAAACCCGCAAAGGCACCGAGAAAAGCATCACCAGCGGCGGCAACTTGAATCTGACCAGATGTGTCCATCTTGACAGGTTGCCCTTTGAGAATATCCGATGTGTAACCGGACAAAATACCGTTAGCTTGCGCTTGGGCGCGATCCAAACCAGAAGGATGGAAAGCGGGGCGCATACCGAACGGAGCGTTAGTTGCAGACATAGTCTTACTCCAATTTAAAAGGTTTGCTTACCCTGAGCTCACGTAAATACGGGCGCAGGAGGAACTTCATTCATGCGGTCAAGACCTTCGCCCTCAACTTGGCCAAGTCTACGACCATTGCTGTCACGAGCCGTTTGAAAGTTATCAACTTGGGAACGGATTTTCTCCGCTTCCTCACGAGGAGCATTGTAATGCAACTCCGTCATGATTTCTTGATAAATCTCCATCGGCATCTTGTACAGCACCATTTCATTACACGCAACAAATCCGGTCATTTCTCCAGCCTTAACCTTCAGGTTATCAAAGCCAGGTATTTCATCGGCTTTCACAGGCTCATAACCCATTCGCATACGCTTATGAATAGGATCGTATTGATTGGTTGTTGACAACCAGCATAAATGATATCCGGGAATTTCCGGAGGAGTGGGCAGCGCTTCTTGAATCCACTCCGAACGGAACATTCTACGACGTTCCTGCGCACTTGCTAACTCTGTATCCGCAGACGCACGTGTTTTATCCTCGCTTGCGCGAGACTCACGACCTCCGGCTACAGTATCTTTTTTGAGACGTTCGTCACTCATAATCTTTTTCCTCACCAGTTTAACTAACCGGCATTAGGGTTGATGAAATTTTAACCTGTTTTTTATTGAATTTAACGCAGCCCTAAAGAGCGGTCATATTCAGCGTATCGGCGGATCATTTTCTGACGCTCGGTCTGGTCCTCCCACTTACCCGCATCTTTAATCGCTTTGACGCGCTCAGGGGATAAGCGGAACTCACCAGGACGTGAGGCAGGTGAACTTTCGCGCCCTGAGCCCACTACTGAGCGAGGGCGACGTGTAGTGCCTTGCTGTTGTTGCTTACCATAACGATGCGGCAAGTAACGCTGCAAACGCGTATCCAACTCATCCCAATAGTCCTCAGAAGTTGGATCCCATCCTTCTTCCACAAGTTCTTCATCAACTTTGACGGCGATCTTAGAGTCAGTATCTTTCCCGTTAGGATCGTACCAATCATTCCTCGCCATCCAATCACTTGCGTGCCGTTGCAGCCTTGGATCAGGAGCCTTGGGTACAGAAGCTGACGTAGGTTCCGCTGATGAGCGCTTTTTCAACGCGTCCAACGACTCATAGTTTCGCTTTGCATCATACCAAGCCTCTTGCGCATCTGCCACACCTTGACCGTCTCCGATCTTAGCCGCTTCGGCAATTTTCATCTTAGCGTACTGCACGCGAAGAGCTGCATCCTCGATGGCTTTATCCAATCGGGCTACGTCCGCTCCGGCGGTTCGCTTCTCTAGAACAGCAAGACGTTCAGCCATCTGGTCGTTCTGACGTTTGAGCACGTTGATAAGCTGGTTAGACTCTTTCGCCTTTTCGCGGTGAATCTGTTTCTTCAGCTTACGTTCTTCACGTCTGGCTTCTCTAATCGCCTCACGCTCAGGATCGGTGCCACGGTCATCACCGTCATCATCGTCCTGGTCATCAGCGCTGCTCAGGTTCTTGTCGTCATCCTGGTCATTATGATTGTCATCAGGCGCTTCACCTGCTGGCATCTTAACAACAGCGGAGCCGTCTTGCTCTTCTGAGACTTGTAGTTCGAGTTTTTCAGTTGCGTTCATAGGAATGCTTTCACTTCTAAGGGATCACCCGTCACTTTAGCAATGACTTCGTGATCGTTAAAAATTGAGAACAAAGCAACTTCTCCAAGTGCCTTATCCCCGTACACGACTTCCCAACGATCGCCGCCCCACTTGGGCATACGAACGTAGTCACCTACCTCAATCCAATTGCCCTCAGGCCATGGCTCGAGACTGTCGCGTTTTTTGAAAGCTAGAGGTCCAATAGAGATAACTTTCGCTACCTGATTGTTCCACTTTTCAGTTTCCTTGGTCTCTTCGACCAGAACGATCCCTGATGAGGTAACCGTCTTTTTGGCTTGACGCCATTGGACTAATACTCTACCACCAACAGGTACTGCTCCGGCATCAACTGCGGGAAATGCTTCCTGCAACGCTGCTTCATTCGAAGCTTCCGGTTTATCGCTCATCTTTTTCGTCTTCCTTTAAAAGATCATCAATGATATCAAGAGCCATCTTCAGCCCTTGTCTTTGACCTACAAGCAAGTTGTAAGCCTCAACACTGCCGGCATTGCCGTCAGCTATTGACTCGCCGATCTCTGCCCTTCGCTGTTTCACCACAGCGATCAGATCGCTCACATACCTCATTACTTGTTTTTCTTAGCAACAGAGGGAGTGGGGGTTTTCTTTTGCTCGCTACCGCCTTTGGGAGCCAAGCTGGTCCCGTCAAGCTTCTCGCCCATGGCGATTCGTTTGTGCATGGGGATGCTTTCTTTTTCATTGCTCATTTGAGCCTCCTAGAGATTTATTAGCAGATTGTAGCGCTGCCGTGGCCGCTTTTTCCTGTTCACTGCGAAAGCTGACGTCATCCTGTTGGGTTTGCATACGTTCTTTCGTCAGGTTATCCGCTGCGTTCAACGCAACTTCAATTTGCTGGTCCCTCGTACGGATAATGTTGTCGGCTTTGTCTTTTGCTGCCTTCAACTGAATATCCGCTTGGTCACGCTGAGTGCGACGCTGGGTTTCAGCCATAGACGCTTTCAACAGCGCTATGTCGCCGCCTTCCATTGGAGGCTCAGGCTTGTATTGCGCGGCAATTTTTGCCATATTAGCAAGTACGGGTGTAATACGCTCAAATACTTGCTGGCTATCCAAATTGACGTGCTGAGAAGCGAGGCCAAACAGGCGATCGACCTGTTTTGTGATCTCTGGCATGTCGTAGCCGCTGATAGGTTCGCCCATAGCCTTCTCAACGTAGCCCTTCATATGCTCGCCGTACCACAACACCAAGTGTTGCTTGATGTGCTCGAGGGCGTTCATAGTAAATGCAGGGGCGATTAGTGGGTTTGAGCCGTAAATCGGGTTCTGAGCGTAGTCCAAGTGCACTTGTAGGTGTGCAAGGTGGTTTTGATGCGGGTAGGCGAAGGCGGCGCGTCCTAACGACATGCTTACATTCTCCTCAGCTGCGTTCAACTCCTTCGGCTCAGGCATATTAGGCATGAGCTCTTTGATATTTGATATCTTAAGCTGCTTCAACGTGCGTTTTACCACCGCCTTCGGATCCATGATGCCTGGGTACTGCTTGTCAAGCGCAATGACCGCCTGATTTTGCGCCATGCGTTGCGTTTCGCTGAAGATATGCGGGTCACTGACGGGTATAACGTCCGTGTTACGCAAGAAATCATCTTTGCGAATAGGCAACTCAGCTACAATCTCACCCTTACGCTGCTCATCTAGGTACCAGCGGTTCAAGCGACCCAAGATTTTCAACATTCTACCTTGGCTATTGTGCAAACGAGCGTGAATCGCGCTGAAAACCGCTGCGCCTTGCTCGATCAAAGCCTGTGTAGTACCTACTGGAGCTTGTGATGTGATGTCAGCAATCTTCTCTTCGCTGGTTGTCACTACACCTTTTGCTGCTGAGGTCAACCAACCTAATAACTCAAACAGCACCTGTGAGGGTGGGTTGAACGGCATAGGCATTGCAATCTTGCGAACGTCATCAACTCCTGGCGCTCCCTCAATCTCAGTTACTTGCGTCACTTCGATCTGTGGGCTCTGTCCGCTGATCTTGGCTCCCTTCAACTTCAGCATCGTGGCCGAGTTGTTTATGTGGGCGGTGTCAAGCAGAGCACGAAGACTTCCAGTAAGAGCAGCAGCCAAACCACCAATAAGATGCGGAAAACCGATCGCGTAGGCACCGCGCCACGGGATGAACTTAAACTCGACCAACCAGTCCAACTTGGTCATGGTCTCGTCGCCTTCTTCCCAGTTGCGGTACAAGCCCACGACTTCCGAGTTCAACTCGTCAATCATCAAGATGTATGGAGCCAACTCGCCGTTTGATCGGCCATCATCTTCCATCTCGAGGTCTAGATAGATGTGATAGACGCGACGCTCGCCATCGACGTTCTCTTCCGACTTCTTACCTTCAATCTTGTTGTTGGCTTTCTGCGCTTTGCTTTCGTCAGGCTCCATCGTTGCGCGAATGAAGTCAACATCGCGGTACATACCGATGTTCATCCGGCGCTCAAACTCCTGCGCAGTGATATCTTGTATTTCAGTGACGCGCTGTGCCGTGTAGAAACTACCGGCTGAGAAAGGCAACAACACATTGTCAATAGGTACGAACTCAGCGCATGGGCGCTTCTTTTGCTCGTCGTACCACATCTTCATGTACTGTGAGCCGCCCAGCGGGAGTTGAGTCAGCATCTGTTCCATCTCATCACGGAACTCTTCAATCTGCTCAGTCAACTGCCAGTTCATGTAGTCGCGCTTACGCTCGGCTACCTCGGTCTTATCCTCTGTAGCGTCACCTAAGATGTTCGTACGCACAGGACCGTCAGGCGGGAACAACTCTTTGATTGCGCGGGATTCGAAATCTACACACGCTTCAGCCATTATCGGGTGCACGACTTTGTTCGCGCCTTGGAAGTTCGCACCTCCTGGGGCGTCGTGTCCTAGCCCTGTGCGGCGTAAACCCTCTTCATACTGTTTGTCTCGCTCTTCACGTGCCTCGCGGTCCTTATCAACGAGCTCTAAATAGCGTAGCGCAAGTTTGTCAAGGTCGCTAGGCTCAAACTCGTCAGCCAAGTTCGCGTAGAAATCCTCATCCTCTGTAGGACCCTTTGTGTCAGACATCCGCACTATAGCCGACCCGTCAGGCATTTCCTCAATATCAGACTCTATCTCTTCGGTAAAGTCAACGACTAAACCCTCGGTGTCCTCTGGACCTTCGGGCATGTCCATCAGCGGTTGGGGGAATTCTGGGTTGAGTGTAGCCATATGTTACCTTGGTTGCTCCATGACGAAGCGTGCAAAATCGGGGTCAGTAAAAAACTTACTACTATCGCTCATGTCCGGCGTAGTAAAGTCGTCAGGGGTGGAGACTAAGCCGCCGTCCTTCTTGCTGATGAGAGGGTTTGTCACATCGTACGTGCCTTGGTTACCGATCGCGGATTTGAGCTGCGTGGGCTGAAATAGCCCGATGTTTCGGTTGCCGCCTTCTGCCGTGTAAAACGCGTCAAATCCCGCCTTCTTGATCGCGTCTTGAACTTCAGGTAACTCTAGCGTAGAGGTACGATTCAAAACTGGAAGCTCAGGATAGATAGCCTTCAGTGAGGCGACGTGCTCAGGGTTCGCAAAGTCAAACGGATTCGTTGTACGAACGTATACCGGCATGATGTTAGGACCTGCAGGCATCAGCTCACGATAGGCGTCTTTCAGTGCGTCTTCAGCCTCGCCTACGGGTTTGCCTGCTTGGATAGATCTGATCATCTCATCTGCATGCTCAGGCATATCAGGGTAAGTGTCGCGGAAGTACTGCTCTGCGTTCTTCTTTGCCAACTCTATTTTCTCCGGAGTCAGCTGGCGCTCAAGATTCGGGTTAGACAAGTGCGCGTCTCTAGCGAAGACCGAAGAGAAATCTGGATTCTTTGACGCAAAGGTCGCTCCCGCCTGTCCTGGCTTTTCCAGACCCAACGCAGGGTTAAACTCTTGAACGTCTGATGAGGTGCCCGTGTACCAGCGTTCCTTCTCGGCACTTTCCTCCAAGTACTTCGCTAGATTAGCGTCTGCCTCCGCGGCAGGTAAGGTTTCTTGCAGGTATGGGCTAGCAGGTTTCGGTTCTACGGGTGCGTACTTCTTTAAAACCTCTGGAACTTCTCTTGGTATTCCAGTCTCTATAGTCTCATCCATATGCTGGATCAGCTGTCTGTAGTCTTTATCAGACACGAATCTTGGTAGCTTCAAACCGAGGTCTTCAGCGTATTGGAGCGTAGTACCGAGTTCGTAACTAGTATCGCGCAGTCCTGCATTATGCGCCTCTTCAACGATATGCCAGTCATTTCCTTGTATGAAATCCTGCGTGTAGGGGTCGTACTTTTCAATAGGGCGTGCGTTGCCCTTGCCTTTGATCTGGTGTATAGACGGCTCAAAGGGTCCAAGCTGCGGCATGTACCTACCTGTAGTGTCATCAAACTTCCAGCGTATGTTATCGTCTAAGACGTTGCGTCTTTTCAGATCGGCGAAAACCTCAGGAGGTAGTTCTTCCTGACCGATAGTTCCTTCTCTAGGAGACGCAGGAGGTTCAACCTCAATGGTCGCATGAGCTCTACCTTTGGGGTCGCGCAAACTGAATATTCGCACTTTTCCTTCAGCGACGGCGGGGCAATAACCGCCTACGCAGTGACCCATGGAGCTGCCTTCAAGCTCTAGAGCTTTTTCTAGCTCACCGTAGTTTTTAGATTTTGAGTACGCTGCGGTTGCATCTTCAGGCGACTTCCAACCTATTTTACCAGTGCTCGGGTCTTTCCAAGAAAGAGTTTGTCCTGGCTCATAGATTTCAAATACATCTCCGTCTTTTCGGATTAGAGAGGTGATGTCCTGAACTGTATCAGGCAATTTCAACTCAACCCACTTATACCCGTCAGGATATTCTTTCACTACTGAGGTGACTGGGCTCTTCTCTAGAGCCTTGATTGCCGCGTCGTGAGAACGAGCAGCTTGGTTAGCTCGCCACTCGTTGATCTTAGACACGTGGTTGACTACGTCAGATACTGACATCTGCTCAAGCTTCTTAGGGTCTATCTGCAACACCTTGGGCAAGTTGTCACCCAGTGTGGTAGCGTTGCGTAGCTCGTCAATGATATGATCGAAGCCCAACACCTTGCTAGTCTGAAAACTTGTACCGAACTTGTAGGCTTGAGCACCGGCAGGTACATCAGGTCCTCCAGACATCCAAGGCTGCATCTGTGAGTCAGCTAGAGCTTCCCAGTCAACAGCGAGTTGCGATTCAGAGAAACCTTGCTCTGGAAAACCTGCGGTTCTACGATTCTGTTGGGCTCTTGTCCTTCTACCCGAGGCTACATCTGGATCAAAATGCAACTTGCCCTTCTCTGCCAATAAACGAACGGGATCGTTTTCAGTGCCCAGCTCATTCTTGATGTATTTGGTCAGCTTGGTGTCTATCCAGTTACCGATAGCAATATCGCCCCTATTGCTGATACCGAGCTCATACGCGTCTTGCGGGTCTATACCTGCGTTTGGCTTCAGCTGTTTTAGAGCGTTCTCTACGTTGAAAACATTACCCCCGCCGCCTTTATTCTTTACAGCATATAGAGGTTTGACGGCTTCAGGGATGAACTTGGATAGTGGGCTTTCCGCTCCATGATAGATCGCTTCGTTCAGTCCGGCTCCTAGAGCCTTGCCGGTCATCTTCGCGCCCTTCAGGGCAGGACCAGCGAGTGGAGCGATTTGAGCTGCGGTTCCGATAGGGAAAGTCACATCAGCCGCTTTCCTCACTCGTGCCGTGTTAGGGTCTAGCACCGATCCGCCTAGTTCGTCAGGGGCGATGCCTAACAGTCCGGCTCCCGCCCCGTACACTTCTGGGTACTGCTGGCGCAAGTAAGAACCCTCGCCCGTGCGCTTGAGCATAGGCGTATTGCGCAGGTCACCTGCTGCCGGTTTCCCGTACAGCAAGTCCAACAGCGCGGCGTCTTTTGTGTGAGGCTTTCCCATGGGGCGTAATTATAACGCTGTCAATTCTGGTTCGTAGGTGGCGTCAAAGATCGCTGGCTTCACGGGATAATGCTCGCCGTTTACCCCTGTCACTACCCAGTCTCCCGGACATACGCGATGGCCTCCCTCCAGAGTGAGGATCCATCCGTGGGTCACTACCGGAAGGTCACACACTGGGCAAGTGCGGTTACCGTTCCCCTTCGGATGTCGGTAGTGGTCAACGCACTTCAGGTCTCCGAACTTGCGCCACTGCATGGCGTCTACTAGTACTGGCTTCTTGCGGAACTTCATGCGAATATCCTTTATGCTGCATATGGGTGGTACTTCTTCTTCCAGTACGAGGGCTCGTCTTCTAGGTCGTCGCGGTAGACGCCCAGCGTAGACTTCAAGTAGCCCATCTGGTTCAGGTAGTGCAGAGCCTGACTGATCGTGTCGACGTAGTCATCGTGCTCGTCGTTCGGGAACATGGTGATCTCCTCCATCATGTCGTCCGTCCACGTCGTTGGCTGTCCTGGGTATTTCTGTGACTCAGGCAGATAGATGAATCCGTCTTTGATGAGCGGAGCCACTACGTTGGCTCGCTGTATCTTGTCTGCTCGTCCTGGGTTGAACGGAGTGACGGGTATGCCCTCGCTCTGCAGCTCTTGCCTCAGGCTGATACCTGATCCCTTGTCCTCGATGAGGATTGAGTTTGCGTGCTGCTCATGCTCGCCGTAGCTCGCCATCCACATTTCCCTCGCCTTCTCACGCAGCTCAGGATAGTTCAAGCGATCAGCCCAGCAGTCCAACAGCAGCGCACCATAGCACTTGGTGTCGCTGTCAAAGAACACTCCCCACACTGTGCACGCTGTCCGGTCATTCGCCGAGTCTTTGGTGAACGCAGTGTCTAGGGACACCAACACGTGCTGGAACTTCGGCGTGCCCTCGCTTACGTCCATCAGCCTGAACCACGACTTCTTCCAGATGCCTGCCTCAGACAAGTCCAGCAGTTCGCCGTGGATCTCCTGCCGTCCCTGCTCGGTTCCTTCCAACTGCAAGATCTGCGTCTTGAAGTTACCGGACAGATTGCGCAAGTTCTCGTACGTAGATGCCCGTGACACGATAACACCTTCGCCCTCGCGCCGAATGAGGTCACGCAGAAGCGGGATAGGCTTGGGAGTGGTGGTGATGATGGTCTTGGTCTGCTTACCTAGACGGACGCCCATCTGTGACAGGTCCCAAGCTGCCTGTGGTTTCTCCATGGCCGCAAGCTCATCATACCATGCGTAGTGGAACTGAGGACCACGATAGCGTTCAGGTTCTGACCCAGGTATACCCTTGATCAGCGAGTCGTTGAAGAGGATCAACTCATGCAGCGACTTGTTGTACTGC